GTCGGTAACACTGTTCAACTGGATGCCACAGTTGCTGGCGGTGGCTTGACACTGACCTCTGGTGTTCTGAATGTGGTTGGCACGACAGATCGAATTGCTGTTGCTGCCGATTCGATTGACATTGCATCTACCTATGTTGGTCAGGCATCCATCACCACGGTTGGTACTCTGACTGCCGGTGAGTTGGGTTCTGGCTTCACAACGGTTGCTGTTGCTCAGGGCGGTACCGGCGCAACTTCCTTGACTGCTCGCGGTGTTGTGATTGGTAACGGAACGTCTGCTGTGTCTACGGTGGTATCTGGAACCGATGGTTCTGTGCTGATGGCGGATGCTACCGGCAACCCATACTGGTCTAACGTCATTGATGGCGGCACTTATTGATTACTGTCAATAGGTAAATACATACACAGGGGCTTCTTAGCCCCTTTTTCTTTCCTTATTAGGACATTCGATAATGCCACAACAGGTTATCTTAAAGAAGTCATCGGTCACATCCAAGATTCCAACAATCGGAGACTTGGAATTCGGTGAACTTGCAATCAATTATGCAGACGGTCGCCTTTATTACAAGGATTCGACTGTTGCAATCAAATACTTCATCAATTCAGATCAGATAGCCGCTGCATATCAGCCAACATTGGTATCTGGGTCTAACATCAAAACGGTCAATGGTTTATCTCTGGTTGGCTCTGGAGATATCACTGTTGGTGGAGCATCAATCAGTGATGCAATGGCTGTTGCAATCGCACTAGGGTAAAGAAAATGATCACATTGGCACTTGTATTGGAAGCCTTGGCTTATATCGGAATTGGGTTTGTTGGATTCCTCTTGTTTGCACATAATCCAATTATCCCAACTATCAGAATCCTGATGCTTCCGATCCCAGACAAATTCAACTGCATTTTCTGTTTTTGGGGCGCATGGTTCCGTTCATTACTGACATTCATTCCAGACATTCTATCCCCAGTCATTGTTCCTATTGCCCTGTTGTTCACCAAGTGGGAAGATGACAAGTTACCATGGATTTTTTCTTGGTGGGATAATGATGCCAGTATCAATGGCGACGTCAGGACAGATGATTCGTCTGATGGTAAGGATGGATGGGGGCTCAGGCATGTTCCTGTTGAGGATACACCAGAAGCCAGAGCCATGTGTTACTGGGCTAAAAACGCACACCCACGAAGTTTCAAGGCAAGGTATATCTGGTTGGGCTTGCGAAATCGTGCATCATACTTGTCAATGCTGCTGGGTAAAGATCACCCTCCGGTTGATGCTCAATTATGGGAATCGGGTAATGCCTACAGACCTGATTATACTGGATGGCGAGTTCACCGAATCGGGAATATCTGGCGTTATTTTGAAACGGTCAAGGTCGGACCTATATTCTTCCGGTTTCATTATGGCTACAAGATTCCCAAGATTCCTCATTCCAAGGTTGCCATGGTGACTGCCATTGCATTCTCATTCCAGAAGGCAGACTGATATGGTCAAGTATAGAAACATTTTCATCTACCCACACTCTCCCTACTCTCAGGTCATTACGATCAAGAATCCAGACCAGACAGTAGATGATGTCACTGGATATACAGGCAGAATGTATCTGGCAAAGCATCATGAATCGGCCACCAAGTATGCGGTTGACCTGATCATCGAAAATGCTGCTGGCGGGATGATGAAGGCATCATTGGCTCCCGAGTCAACTGCAATATTGCCGGTCGGAACCATGATGTATTCTGTTTTCGTCACCCCTCCCGGCGATGAAGAACGGCTGATTATGCAGGGGGCAGCGGTTATTGAACCTACCATCCACCCGGCGTTACCATAATCCACTGGACTGTCTGACCTGCCATACATCACCGTTGAATATGACGGTTTCTTCCTCTATTGCTGGCATTCCATCATCCAAGAATCCGATTGGGGCTAATTGCTCATCAAATTCCTCAATCTGCTTCTTGATGAATGCCTGCCTCAGTGAGAAGTCGAACAGTTCTCGGAACACAGCCTCCTGCACCAAGTAACCAAACATCACCAAGCACATAACCAAGTCATCATGCTTGCCTTCTTCTGCCTTGTATGACGTTCCTGACCGGGTGAACGTGGAAAGTTCCTCCAGAATCTCATGGTCATTTATGATCAGGTGATCCGATTCAACCAATGTCTTTAGTTGGTCACACCCAATGGCCTTGGTTCTCTTGGTGGTTCTGATGCCCGGAGTCTTTTGCTTGCCACCAGCACCTTCCTTAATTTTGTCATTGACTGACATATAGACATTTTCATATTCCAAGTCATAGAAAAGAATATCAGCAACCTGCTGACCAAGGTCATTGGTTTCTATCAGGACAAAGGCATCATTAAATCGTTTGGCGACTTTCATTATTACCTCTGGATACATCAGAGTGTTGATTGAGTTGCAGCTAAACTTGGCAACAATTTTATATGGCATCTGGTTGATATCAAATACCACAAAGGCCGATGAGTCCAAGTCAGCACCTCTGGCCGTATCGACTGTGATGACATAGTTCCCTCCGGGAGAATCTGTGGTCTTCTTGATCGGGGGTTCAAATTCGGTGTAGTTTGGAAACAGAACATTTCCGGTCTTGTGTGGAATCTGAGCCAGCTTTCCGCCTGAGATTAGTGTATAGCTACTTCCTTGGAAAACACAGTTGTGATGGACAATTCCATCCGCAATGTATGAATTTGTTGGATTCTTTACGTTTACCGGATCATACAGAGTCGTAAACGAGTCCTCGGACGTTACACAAACAACTCTAACTCCATTAGACAGCTTTGTTGTTGGCTTTAGGGATTTTGCCTTGATGAAACCTTTGTTGGTTTTAACAAGATGATCTGTTGAACAAATCAGCGTCTTTCCGGTATTGACTGTGATCTGGACGTTGGTTTTCTTCTGCTTAACGGATATACCATCAAAATTACACCAGCCGTAATCGGTCATGATCTGATACTTGGAATCAGACGACATATCAATCAGTCGATATGCTTCTGTCATGGATGCGGAAATTTCCTTGTTTGTATTGGTGTCCTTTAATTGAATGATACTGTCCCCATGCAGGCATTCCACCTCTTGAGCAAACTTAACTGGTCCGAGAATGGAAAATTGTTCGTCTGCCCATGCTTGAGTTCTCTTTGGGTGCTGCTTCCAACTTGTATATACTGGGTGGAATCCATTAATCCCTTGTTCAGCCTCGACCCACATCTTGTAGAAATGATTCATACCATTTGGGGTGGACACAATAATCATCTTGGATGATTCAGCAGAAGAAATCGTCGGGAATACAGATGCAATGAACTCATCCGCCAATCCGGGACGCAGGAATGCAAATTCGTCCAATGCCAATAGGGAAATTGAGCTACCTCGAACAGCAGAGGCGGATGTGGCAGCGCATGATACCTTGGAGCCGTTCTCCAACATGAACGATGTCTTGTTCCATTCCTTGACGCCCTGCTGAAGCCATTTTGGACACGCTTCGATGATGAATTGGACTCGGGAGAAAATGTCCTTGGCCGTATTCATCTTGTTTGCCAAGATCATGGAGTTCTTAGAATCATTGAACAATGTATACCATGCAATATATCCAGCCAAGGTTGTGGAGTTGTGCGACAATATTCCGTTGGTGTAGTATCTATGGTCTTCAGAATCAACGGACAGATCATACATATTTTCGATGATTCCCGTATTTGCCACGGATTTCACCGACTCCAGCCCAACATCGGTATAAATTTTTTGACCCGGAATCAAGTCCTTGACGAAAACTTCCTCATGATCTGATGTGAATACAATGTGTGTATCCGCACAACCAAGCGAATACCCATTATCCAAGACCAATCGGTATTTGGTATATTCTATGGTCTTATTGGCCGAAAGTATTGGTTGATACCCAGAATCCGTCAGAATTTCCCAATCAGAGACGTCAAACTTCTCTATAAACTTTCTCTCTACACCGTCAGATAATTTATTTTTGCCCATTCGTATTCTTCTAATATGTCGTTTTCTGATTTTGATTCAACGTAGTTTGCCAATTCATTGCCGAGACTCCCCTAAGAGTCTCGCTGAAACCAAATACGCCATGTTGCTCTGCTAGTGTGATTGTCTTATCGGAAAAATCGTGCTTGACCAAACATTCCAATTTGGCAATTAGGTCAAGATCGCCTTCCATTGTATATACAACCTCACAACCATCCATTTGCTTCTTGGTATATCGCTGGTCCATTCTGCGTGAAGTGATTCCAAATTTCAGGAGGTCATTTGGAAGTGAGACCATATAGAACAGCCCCTTGATATTTACGTAAAGATCAGAGTCAATCAGACCGTAGTTGGTATTGATTGCTTTCCGGCGATTGATGTCTTGAATTTCCTCTGGGGATTTGGAGTTCATGACCCCAATCCATTTGCTCTGTCTCTCTTTCCAGATTCTGCGACCTTCTTTCTCACCATGCTTCTTTATACAAACTTCCAGAGAAAATGTCCTCTGTCGGTCAGATAGTGCAAGTTCAGCTTCCCGTTGAGACATTCCTTTGGACAGATAGTATTCTATTCTTGTGGATTCATTTTGTGGATTTGCTGCCTTTGTTTCTTTAGCTGCATCAGCAGTTTCTCGAATTTTCTGAGCCTTTTCTTCCTCAGTCAACCCATCGTATTTTAGGAATTTATCTGAGAACGCGGAAAATTTGCCTCCGTGTTGGTATCCGGGATTTTTCTCACCTTTTATTGAATCTTTCCGCGTCTGGCATATAACTTCAGCATTGTATTTTGCTTTATATTCATCTACAGTCAACCCATGTGTATATACGTGTCTGGCAATACTCGTTGCTTGCATCCCACATAATTTACACTCCACATATTCGTCTGGATGGGCATCTATAAATTTTGATATAGTCGATACTCGTCGCCGCTCATTTAATTTAATTTTCTGTGCCTGTTTATATGCTTCATCAGCAACCATTGAACATTTGGCTGAGCACGTAACCCTTTTGTAGTTTCCAGTTGGTGACGTTAACACGCCCTCGCATATTTTGCAAGTTTTTTGAATTGGTTCCATAATAAATCTCCAAAATCAAGAGTTGTAATTATACAACATCAGAATCCCTCTTTACCATGGAATGAAACTCAGCAGCGGAAATTTCCATTATTTCCCCGGTTTTTTTGTTCCTTATCGTGTATTTTGTGTCGCCTTCGTGACACTTGCCCATCTGCCGGGGTAACTTACCGACAGTTTTCCGATTCTCATGAAAAGACAGAATCAGTTCCTTCTGATACCCAAACAACTTAAATGGGACAACCCCATCATCCAATGAAATGATCCGACCATATACCTCCAAGAAATAAATTGGGTCTTTGGAGCACTTTTCATATTCAAGTATTTGATCCTGAGTAAACTGAATAGATTCCCCAACTTGCTTCAGATGTGGATTGTTCAGGTAACCCTTGGGTGTTTTTTGTATAGCCATAATGTTCTTTTAAGTAAAGTCGCCATGATTCAGATGGCATGGTGCAATTTACTTATTGGATGGCAGAAAACAAAAAAGCCTAAATATATAAACTAACTTTTTTACTTCATAAAGGAAGAATATCATGGCAGCATCCTCCATCAGCCCAGGAATTTCGGTACGCGAAACCGACCTTACAAGCATCATCCCATCAGTATCCACGACTACCGGCGCTTTTGTTGGCGCATTCGCATGGGGTCCAGTGATGGACGTTACTGGCGTGTCCGATGAGACCGCATTGGTTGCTCGTTTTGGCAAACCAAACAACAACAACTTTGATTCATTTTTCTCTGCAGCCAACTTCCTTGGATATTCTAATGATCTGAAACTGATTCGAGTGCAGACTGCGGGAATGAAGAATGCCGTTGCTGCTGGCACTGCAGTAACCATCAAGAATGAAGCTGAATATGACGCATCGTATGCGGCTGGCGAGGCTTCCGTGGGTGTGTTTGCGGCCAAGTATCCCGGCACATTGGGCAACTCAATCAAGGTCTCTATGGCCGATGCAGCTACCTACAGCCGCACAGTTACTGGCACGGTTGAAGTCACCAACGCATCCAACGTGGTTACCGGAACTGGCACTGCATTCACCACCGAATTGTCTGTTGGTGACTTCTTTGAAGTGACTATTGCATCTACCAAGATCGTCAAGCAAGTCGCCACCATCGTTGATGCTGATACCCTGACCGTCAATAGCAATTACACCACTGCTGGAACGGGGCTGACGGCTACTGCCAAGTGGGAGTTCTATACCTATTTTGACGGCGCTCCTGTTGATTCCAATCAGGCATTGGATGCAGGTGCTTCTGGTGACGGTATGCACATTATTGCAGTTGATGTTGATGGTAAGTTTACTGGCAAGATTGGCTCGATTCTTTTCCGCGCAGATAATGCTTCTAAGGCATCGAATGGTAAGCGCTACGATGGCACCTCTGGCTACTATCGGAATGTGATGAACCAATCCACCTATCTCTGGTGGATGGATCATCCCGATGCTGCATTGGTTGGTGCAACAGGACATGATTTTGGTTCGATTGCTTCTGCTGGCGCGTTCAAGTCTCTGAAAGCCCCTCTGACGGTTACTTTGTCTGGTGGTATGGATGACTATACCGTCACTACCGGCAATCTGCAATTGGCATGGGACATTTTCTCCAATGCCGAACAGCATGACATTTCCTTGGCATTTACTGGCAAGGTTCCATCTTCTGTTGCCGCCTATGTGATCTCCAATGTGGCTGAACGGCGCATGGATTGTATTGCATTTGTGTCTCCTACCGAAAATGGTGCTCCCATTATTGGCGATACTGCCGAGTCCATTGAGAAAGTGATTGCTTTCCGCAATGCTCTGAACATTTCTTCTTCGTATGGCGTGATGGATACCGGCTTCAAGTATCAGTATGACAAGTATAACGATGTGTTCCGCTGGGTTCCTCTGAATGCTGATATTGCAGGGACATGCGCCCGCACTGATATGCTGAATGACCCATGGTTCTCCCCCGGTGGTCTGAATCGAGGCCAGATCAAGAATGTGACCAAGTTGGCTATTAACCCAACCAAGGCTCAACGCGATGACCTGTTCAAGGTTGGTGTGAACCCAGTGGTGTCATTCCCTGCGCAGGGTGTGGTTCTGTTTGGCGATAAAACCCTCTTGGCTCGTCCATCGGCATTTGACGCGATCAACGTCCGCCGCCTGTTTATCGTGCTTGAGAAGGCCATTGCAATCGCTTCCAAGAGCTTCCTGTTTGAGATGAACAATGACCTGACACGCCAGTTGTTTGCTGGAATGATCAATCCTTATCTGCGTGATGTTCAGGGTCGTCAGGGCATCACAGACTTCTTGGTTGATGTTGGTCCCAGTGTCAACACCCCAGAAGTGATTGATTCTCAGGAAATGCGAGCCAACATCTTCATCAAACCAACTCGGTCAATTCGCACGATTC